GGTGGTAAACTCCTGCGCGTCAATGAAGACGGTACGGAAACAGAGATTACGCAGCATCGTTTCCTCGACTTTATGGCACAGCCAAACCCGCTTTATGAAATGACAAGCTCTGCGATGTGGAGACTGCATGAGATCTACCTTCTGCTGGTCGGCGAGAGTTTCTTCCTAATCGAACGGGATGAGCTGGACAGACCCATTGAGCTGTGGGTAGTTCCCCCGCATTGGGTGAAAATGACACCGTATCTCGGCAGTCCATCCTACACCATCACATCCCCCGGCGGTCTTACAATGACCGTGCCGGTGGATGATATGTTCGTGATGAAAAGCCTGAACCCGCTCGACCCATTCATGCGCGGGCTGGGTATTGCAGAAAGTATTGCCGATGAGGTTGAGATTGACGAATATGCTGCCAAGTTCCAAAAGCGCTTCTTCTACAACGATGCGACACCGCCTGTGGTATTCCTCATGCCGGATGCGACTGACGACCAGCGAAACGCTTTTATGGCTCGTTGGAATCAGAAGCACAAGGGCGTTGAGAACAGCCACCGAGCAGCGGCGTTGTCCGGCAATGTTGACGTGAAAGAGCTGGGCAGCAGCGACGGTAAGAACCTTGGCTTTATTGAGAGCCGGGTCGCTATGCGTGACGCCGTTCTCGAACACTTCGGTGTTCCTCGCGAAATCATGGGTATCACCGAAAACAGCAACCGAGCCACGGCAGATGCGGCGCAGTATATCTACGCCAAAAATGTTCTCACTCCTCGCATCAAAACCCGTGAGGAAGCCATAAACAAACAGCTTCTTCCACTGTTTGGTGACGGCATCGTGTGGCGCTTCGATCCTGTCGTTCCTTACGACAAGGAGTTTGATAAAACCAAAGCCCTTGAAGGTTGGAACGCTGGTCTGCTTATGCAGAATGAAGCGCGTGAGCTGATGGACCTCCCCGCTGTCGAAGGGGGTAATGTGTTCAAGATGGCACGAAATGATTTGTTCTATGCCGAGACGGATGACCCTGTTGAGGTCGCCCGCTCTCTTGAACCGGAGCAAAATTCGTTCATCAGTCTGAGCAGCTTCGGAGGTCTGGGCGCAAAAGCGAGGTTCAACGCCAATGCTCTGCTGGCTCGTGAAAACAGCGCCATCGAATCTGATGTAGTTCTGTTCGAGTCAGCTATCGAAAAGCATTTCGCGGATCAGCAAACCGCCATCAACATTGCGCTCGGTTTGAACTCCAAAGCCGAGAACGATTTGTTCTCGCCTTTGGCAGAATATCTGCTGCCAGATGGGACGTTCAACCCCGAATTATGGGATCTCCTGCCAGAGATCGAGCAGCAGCGGCTCGCAGAAAGTATCGCTTCCGGTCTCCTTGATTGGGACGCAGAAGCCGAAAAGCTGGCGAAACTGTTCAGACCGTTGTGGAAGAAAGCCTATGACGATGGCGCAGCTGTCAGTGAAGAAACCTACGGCTTATTCAACGTGAACCGGCCTGAATTCGTAACGCCCGCTAAAATCAACGGCGGTAAGCGCATCGTCGGTATTGAACGTACAACCCGCGATAAAATCGCAGATATTATCGCACGAGGCGTCTCCGAAGGTACGAGCCAAGTCGAGCTACGGAAGACTATCCAAACTGAAATGGCTGACGCTTCCAAAGCTCGCGTGAAGACAATCGCTCGTCAAGAGACGATGACCGCACTCGCAACCGGACAGTTCGACATGATGAAGGCTGCCGGTGCGACAACGAAGACATGGCATCACAGACCGCAGAAGAACCCGAGAGACGGATCACGCGGTCCAAACCATGTGATTTTAGAGGGTGAGACAGTGGCCATTGATGCTAAGTTCTCGAACGGACTCCGCTATCCGAGAGACCCGAACGACCCTCGCCCCGAAGAGCTTATTAACTGCCGGTGCTATCTTACATACGGTGGTTTTTAAGAATTGCCTTAATCTCTGTGGAAAGGAGGTAGACCGTATGGCAAAAGAGGGAAAACGAGCTGCTGGCGCTGCGTCTGAGCAGACTGCCCCGGCACGTGAGCACAAGTCTTTCCGGTTTGAGCTGGAAAGCACCGGCGACGGTGGCGAATTCTCTGGTTACGCTGCTGTGTTCGGTAACGTAGACAGTGGCAACGACATCATCGAGAAAGGCGCGTTCTCCAAAACCATCAGGGAGGATTTTGACCGAATTAAAATTCTGGCGCTCCACAACGACTGTTGGCTTCCCGTCGGCAAGCCGATTGAGCTGCGTGAGGACGATAAAGGTCTTTACATCCGAGGCAAAATCAGTGACACCACAATGGGCCGCGACGTACAGACACTGTTGAGAGACGGCGTTCTGACAGAGCTATCCATCGGATATGACGCAGTTGTTTTCGACTTCGACAAAGATCAGGGTGCTCGACATCTGAAAGAGATCAGGCTGTGGGAGGTGTCGATTGTAACGTGGGGCATGAATGACCAAGCGAAAATCGACGAATTCAAATCCCTGACCGAAGCGTTGAAGCTCGAAGCAAAGTCCGGCAAAATCTCCCGCGCCAGACTGGACGCGCTGAAACCCTTTATCGCTGTTGTCCGTGAACTTGCCGAGATTCTCGGCCCGTTCTTGGAACCCGCAACAGTAACTGAGGAGCCTGAAACCCAAAACAACATCGTCCGAAAGTCCGCACTGGACAATCAGAAGCAAACCAAATCTGCTGGGATGGTCTTTGAAATCATCCCCACACCAAACAGGAGGTAACGAAAATGAAACTTACTCAGGAACAGCTGGCCGAGCTCATCGCCAAAGTGTTTGCTAACGTCGATGAGAAGCGCAAGGCCCGCAAGGAGGGCGGCGAGGAGCTGCCCGAGAACATCAGCGTCGAGGAGATCCTGACCGAGATCACCACCATTCTGGCTGAAGGCGGCTCCGACGACATCATTCCCGAACCCGAGGACGGTAAGGGCGGCGAAGGCGCCGAGCCTACCGCAGTGACCCCCGAGTTCATCGCCAAGGTTATCGAAGCTCTGGGCGGCACCAAGGCTGCCGACGAGCTCGTGACCGAAACCAAGGCTGGTGGACCTTCCAAGGTTGCTCCCCAGCCTCAAACCCAGCGCAAGTATGCTGATCTGTTCATCTCTACCGGCGCTGCCCGCGACGGTATGCAGCTCAGCGGCTTCAAGTCCCGTATAGAATCTATGTCCGCTCCCGAGCGTCGCAAGACTGCATACGGTATGTTCGGTCGCGCTGTGAAGTGCATCCACGCTTCCGGCGGTGATGCTGAAAAGGCTGCGTTTACTGCCGAGCGCAAGTTCAACGACTCCGAGATGGCTCGTGAGTTCAAGGCGCTGTCCGTGACTTCTCCCACAGATGGCGGCTATCTCGTTCCCGAGATTTACGCCAACGAGATCATCGAGCTGCTCTATCCTGCCACCGTCATCTACTCCCTCGGCGCCCGCCGTCTGGGTATGGCAAATGGCAACCTGAACATCCCCAAGCTGAAGACCGGCTCCCGTGCGCTGTTTGTCGGCGAGAACCGCGCCATTCCTAAAACCGCTCCCAAGTTCGGCAATCTGAAGCTGTCTGCCAAGAAGCTGACGGCTTTGATCCCCATGTCCAACGACCTGCTGCGCTCCACAAACTTCGATAACGACGTTATCGTCGGTCAGGACATCACCAAGCAGATGGCGTTGGGCGTTGATTGGGGCGCCCTGATGGGCACCGGCGGCGAGTTCCAGCCTCTGGGCATCACTCAGAACAAAGGTGTCCTGAACATCAAAGCTACTACTCTGAGCGAGGAGTTCGCCTCTCCCGAAGGTGTGCTGACCGCTGCATTCCCCAACTACCTCGTTGCCGCTGTTTTGAAGAACAACGTCTATGCCGACGGTCTGGGCTTCGTGTTCAATACCAGTGTCGAGCAGTATTTCAAGTCTCTGCGTGACAACGTGGGCGGCTTCATCTTCGCTGAGGAGATGAACAAGAGCGGCACTCTGGCCGGTTATCCCTATCGTGCTACCAACTTGCTCGAAACCGTCAACGGTAAGACCAAGATCATCTTCGGTAACTGGAATGATCTGGTCATCGGCGAGCAGGGCGCTCTGGAAATCGAGACCAGCCGCGAGGGTTCTTGGACTGACGACGCTGGCAACCTGATCTCCGCTTTCGAGAACGACCAGACCATCGTTCGTGCCATCAACAATGTCGATACCGGTCTCCGTCACGACGAGTCCTTCGCTGTGGCTTCCGATGTCGCCGTTCCCGTCTAATCTAAACAGGAGGTAAGCCAACATGAAAAGAGAACTGATCCAGAACACCAAGGTTCAGCCCTATACCTCCGGTGAGGCTGTAGAGAGAAACGGCTTCCTGTCTGCCATTCTCGGCGCCAAAATCGGCACCGGCGGTACTCTCACCCTCACCATCACTCACAGCGACGACAATGTGGAGTTCGTAGCGGTTCCTGACC